ATTAACTGCGAGAGCAAGATCACCAATTGCAGGTACGAATACACTTCCACTCAAAGAAATATTAGGTGCTGATAAATCTAACCGACCACTAGATTTTAAAAGTGTACTAGTACCACTCAAAGTAAGTGCTGAAGTTGATATTATACTAATTTTGTTACTATTAATTGTCGTTGCTACAGATTTTATATCTAGTAAAGGACCAGTAAATAATGTAGGACCTTTGACAGATGTAGTACCAACAATAGTTACTGTTCCTGTTATATTAGTTGGTCCTGTAACTTCAACTGCTATTGGATTTGTGATGTTAGACATCACATTAAGTGCTGCATTAACAACTTTATTCATGCCAGCACCAACAAAACATTGGTATATGTTTGCACTTCCTGGTGGAATGAATGATTGGGGTATATTTAATGCAGCACCGACAACAGGTGCTTTAACCTCCAAATAACCTGTTGAAATATCTGCAAAATTTGATGATGACATAATTCTTTACTCCACTAATCCTGTAGATCCGCATGATTGGGATAAACCCTTTAATAAATTTTCCCAATTTCCATCCAGTAGAGATGTAATATTTTTTGTCATTGTTTGGGGAGGAAGTTGCTTAAACATTCCCATTGCCTGTATAAAATTCTCCGAAACAATATTTACTCCACTCGTTCCATTCAAACATAATCTACTACCAGCAAGACGAACTTCTTTAGTTGAGGCTATAATTACATGACCATTTGAAGATAGTAAAAAATTTCCCTCGTTCTTACCACCTGTTGTTTCTATATGAATATTTTTTGCTTTAAGATGTATATTTCCCCTTTCAGCATTAATAATTAAATCACCATTTTTAGCAACAATTGATCTTGCAATCGCCTCTTTTTGTGTCCCATCAAGACCATGTCCAGAAACTTCATGGTAAGTTCCTTGTATATGTTCAACTTTATCACCGTTATTATGGTAAACCATGTGATTATTTGCTGACGTTATAATGCAAAAATCTCTATGGTCATCTAAAGATTCTGGTCCTATAGGACCACAATGAACATAAGCATGTGGATTATTAGCAATTGTATAATCTGGTGCTGGATCTGAAGGTGGTGTTGTCATCTCGAAATACAATCAATTACTGTTAACAATTTATCAGTGCCTATAATTTCCAATTCATCCTCTTTAAGGTCTGAAATAGGTGTAAATTTAAGCACAGATCTAAATCTAGCTCCTACTCCAGTCCTACTATTTATTCTAATATTTGGAAGGACTGTATATCCTTTTGGAGATGATACAACTCTAATATTAACAATTTCACCATCTGGAGAAACTTCAAGTTCAAATTCTGGTTTATCGTCAAGATTTCCTTCTACTTCAACATCATCATCTTTATCATATCCAGTTCCAGTATTAACAATTATAATCGTACCAATTTGCGAAACGACTTGCGATGGGTCTTCAGGAGTAAGATCATCATCACCTCCACTACCAGTTGGGTCAGTTATTCCTGGTAAAATTATTATATTCTGATCCTTCCCGTCCCCATCCTGATTAGAATCAGTTTCTCCATCATTATCTCCAGGTATTCCCGTATCTTCATCTCCACCTCCTGGGGTTGAAGTACCTCCTGAACCACCAGATGGTGTCTCATTACCTCCACCAGTACCAGGAGGTATTGGATTGGGATTAACATCATCTTCACCACCACCAGGTGAATCTTCAAAATCTCCATCATCATCATCGTTATCATCATCTGGATCGCCAGATGGATCTTCAACATCATCATCAGCGCCATCATCAACATCACCAGTTACATCACCAGCGCCATCACCATCACCAGCGCCATCATCAACATCACCAGTTACATCAATATCAGGATTCGTCTCAGGTTCTGGAATAGAGTCTGGATTAGGATCAACAGTAGTATCTTCAATTAATTTTGATACAATAAGTTTAATTATCTCGACAGAAGTATTTTCGAAAGATAATGCTTTTGAATTTAATGCCGTAAGAGTATAATACAATTCTTTAGTAGTTTCACCTTCACCAAATTCAATATCAAGTGGAATAACTAAAGATGCCGATCCATTAGGAACTAATCCACCATAGATTATTTCTGATGTATCAGATTCCTCATCATAACTACCAAGAGAAACTTCAGTTGCATTACTAGTACTCCAAGAAAACCTAACTACACTTCCTTGAATAGGATCTTCTGGATCTGCTCCAAATGATTCTATTATTGGTGGATCTGTGTTAATTGGATCATTTGGGTCAGATTCAATATTTTCATCTTTATATACTATAATTTCAATATTTCTAGTAACTTCATTTTGTGGATGATCCGTAAAAGTTTTTATTGCTGTAAGTACATATCTTTTTGTAGTTTCATCTTTACCAGCAGGAAAATTAACATCATTTTCTGATATGTTTATAGTACGTCTTCCATTAGCAGGTAGATCACCAAGACCTTCAACGTTTAACCTCACCTTATCCGCATTCGATGTTTTCCAACTAAGAGTTACTGTATTGTTAACTCCAACTCTATCTGGAACTGATTCAAACTCTCTAATTATTGGTTGAGATCGAACTTGATCAGTATACCCAATTCCAGTATTTGTAATCACAACATCAGTAACTTCGCCACCATCAATAATTGGATATCCATTTGCACCAACACCACATCCTCCAGGATCTACAAGAGACATAAATGGACTTGATTCGTATTCAAATCCTGGATAAAAAAGATTAACTCCAACAATCTGACCAATGTTATTAACAACAGCACCACCTACAGCTGCTGCACCGCCACCACCAAAAAATTCAACCTGAACACCACACTCGAAGGAACCACTATAGCAACCACCTGGAGAAACATATCCAGTATTTTCTGGATCTCCTACTCCAAAAAAATCATTCATCCATCCAGTAGCAGATTTGGATATACCACTGCTAAAATTAAAATTATACCAATTATCAGTTTTAGTATTTTGAGGACCACCAAATGGTCCAGCTGTAAATTCTTTCAATTCTTCATTACATTCTGGTTGCTCACATAAAAATCCTTCAAATCCTAATATAAAATCAATTGCTTGAAAAACAGATCCCATAACTTTTGATACAGGAGCAAGTGCTCGATTAATAGAATTGAAAAAAGGTTTCATTGCCCTATCAATATCATTAAGAAGTTTGTTCAATATTGCATTAACATAATTTTCAACAGCACAAAAAGGTATATTGATAATTTTTGCCATTAATGAATATAAAAAATCACCAACCATTTTAAATAATCCATTAATAATATCATCAAATTTACAGAATACTTTATCTAATGTAATAGCCAATGCAGACTTAGTGGCCTCCTTTGTTTGTGGTGGATTTGTTAAGTAAATTAAGTCATCAATTCCTTTTTTAATTTTTCTAAGAACCCATTCTCTCGCTCTTTGAGTAATAGTTTTAAGAACTCCAACTATTTCTGTTATTGTTGCACTTACTTCACTTTGTAGATTTGATACAGCCTTTATAGTTCCATTGATATACTTATCTCCATACTTCTTCATTCCTCTAAGAAAAATAAAAAATTTTTTCAATGAAACGTATATATTTGATGCATTATTTTTTCCACACGGAGCAGACTTGATATGTGACATGGCACACAATTCTCTATATGCATGATATGCTAAAGAATTACACACAAGAAATGGTATTCCTTTGGAATCATCATTTAAAGAATCGATAGTACCCTGGAGGTTCTTACGAGAATTACCATTATCTGCATTGTGAACTTCGTTTGTCATTATTTTTATTTTCTAAAGAAACTTCTAGGTAAATTATGTTTATTTTGTTCTCTTTTCTCTCCAATTTCTTTATTACTTTTCGTATGATAAAGAGCTGGTTGTATATTTTTAAACCAGGTTAATGATTTTTTAAATTCTGTACTTTTCTTTTGCTCTGCTTCACTATATGTAATTTCATAAGAAGGATCACTTCTTCCTAATACACCAACTATTAATGGTTGTAGTTTTTCTGGATCATAATTTAAAAATAATCCAATAACCCATTCACCACCACATATTCCAGTACTCATCCTATTTAGAGATCCATGACTGGTTGATCTCATAATAAACGCCCATTCTAACGCATCATCAGGAAGGTCAGATCCTAAAGATGGGTGATAACCAATTATTCTAACTTTAACACGATCACCCCATCCTTTAGGATCTTCTAAGTTTACAGTCTGTCCTAAAGGAACTTGTCCTATAAACCATTTTGGGGGTAATTTTCCAAAAAATTCTGGATTAAACATTGGAAGTTATCTCCGTACTTGTATATATGCCAGGTGTATCACGCACTATCCTCAGAGAAGTGTATGAAGATCTAGGAGTAAAATCATGACATAGGTGAGTTATCATATATTTACCACTATTTAATTCACTTTTATTACCTTTATGTTTACTATCAAAAGAAACTTTTTGAAAAATACAATTTATAGTATCTCCAGCATTTAATCCCAAATTACATGGAACTATTATATCAATCACATGCGACATCAGTAAATTATATCTTTGTATTGATCTAGATAGATAAAATTTTTCACTATTCACAACAGTTGTACTTATTCCAGGATTAGTAGAACCAGTATCTGGAAGTGAAAATATAGTTCTTGAAAAATCAACATTAGTCAACCAATCAGTATCAATAGTTTTATCTGACTCATTATATAATGAGTCAGGGTCTATTATACCCATACCCATACCCAAAGTGGGATATGCAAACGTTGATAATGATTTATAATTTTCGCTATAACTAAAATCACTTATATTAAAAGACGTTTCCTTTATCATAGGAACACCAGAATACATATTACTTAAAATATTGCTATTATTGTGATAAACAGGTTCTTTTAATATCTTAAAATCATTTCTTCTATCATCAGTATCAAACATCACATCTGTATGTGTATAAGTTGCGACAGGTTCTGATTGAATAATACTATCAATTGATTTATAGTTCATACCATTTTGAGTCTCCCAGAAAAAATATCCAGGTCCACCTGTAGCAGAAATAGATTTTTTAGATAAAGAAGTAATAATGTCAAATGGTCTATTACCATTCATTCGAAAAGAATCACTATTTGATGTTTGATCTACAAAAACTTTAGTTGGAGAAAATCCCATCTCATCGGTTAATATTTTTTCAACAGAACTGGAAATAGTATTATGATAACTCTTAAAACTCTTATGAGTACCATTTATAACAGAAGACTCTGACAGTAAACTCAAACTAACAGATTCAGATTGACTAGTTTGCAAAATAGGAGTTGGATTTGAAACTTTAAACGGACTTTTCCTAAAATCCAAAAATCCAGATTCATTCTCAATAAAAAATTCTACAGATTCTTCACCTTTACCAATAATTGGTAAACTATCCCTCAATGTTCCAAGTCTTCTTTGAACATCAACATTAGAACTTGCTCTCACAAGATCTCCAACATCATAATAAGTTAATGATGCTGTGAGTATTGGAGAAAAAATGCTTTCATAATACTTAAATCCTATTGTCTTTGCTTCGATAGGAATCGTGACATTACCTTTTGGTCTTCCGATTAGTATTTGTTTATAATGAGATGAATTACTATATGACATGTCTTTAAGAAATTAGAGATCTATTATCCATTCCAGATCCTGACTTTGGCATAATAACAACTGGAACCATTTGTTTTACAGGAACTTCAACGATTTGAGGTGGACCAGAAAACATAGCAATAGTTGATTCTTTCAAAATTAACACTGATGCGTTTGCGTCACCATATTCACCATTAGAATCTACAAATAAAGGATTGGATGAAGATTGAGATTGTTTTTCTTTATTTTCTAAAAATTTTTTAATTTCCAGTAAAATCGTTTTATTCGTTTCTCCTGTAATTTTATATTCAGTCCCAAATAATCCCGTTCCAAATGCACCTTTAGTATCTTTTAATACAAGTTTACCATCAATAATTTGAACATTTATATTTCCTTGCCCATATAGGACTTCAGATTTACCCATTTGTTTAAGTAGTTTTAAAATACTGCTACTTATTTCTTTATTACTTTGTTGTGATGTTTTAGTTTTAGGTGATTCTAAATCTGGGGTATTCTTAAGTTTTTTTAGAAGCGGCATAATATTTCCATAAGCATTATTCATTCCATCACCATCATGAGCACCACTACCAGAAGTTTTCTTAATAGAAGCAAATGGTCCCGCTAATCTATCATTAAATTGAGCATCAGTAATTTCCCCTCTTTTCCATTCTTGATATCCAGAACGATTTAACCAATGATTGGACATTAGATCCTGTGTTTCTTTATTGAATAAGGTGGTGGAAGTATCAATTCCCATACCTTTAGCAACGCTTTTTACCTGTAGCATTTGATAAGCGCCCATAGCAGCACTTCTTTGGTTCTCACCATATCCCAAAGATGCCTGGTGATTCAAATAATCAGTTTGAAGTTGGTCAACTTCATCAATAGTCATCTTAGTGATATCTTCTTTACCACGAGAGAAAGTTGCTCTATTTCTTTTATACATTGAACCATAATCATTTCCAGATTCAAGTCGTCTAATAGCTGTCTTTAGATCTGGTGCATTAACTGGAGCTCCACCCAATAATTGTTTCGTTATTAATGGTCTTAATTGTTTCCAACCAGGATATGGATTAGTCTTATCGTATGGTCCACCAACTGGGAAAAAATCAACGCTCTGGTGTGGTCCGTTGCCACTACCAACTCTCTCCCTTGTTGCAGGATTTTCAAATTCCGCTGCTGTTGCTTTTCTACCTAAAACTTGTCCCGCTCTAATAGTATCCCCATCTTTAACTTTAAGTTCTCCATCAGGAAAATGGGCATATAGTGCATCAAAAGAAGTTCCTGGTTTTTTTGGATCTTCACTTCGTATAATTACATGATTTCCATATCCAGCTCCATCTCTTCCATCACCACCCTTCACATTAGGGTTATATCGATGACCAATTCCACCTGGTATAACTTCCCCATCAAATAGTGCAACCATATTAGGACTGGGACCTGTAATGTCATATCCAGATTCTCTAGATCGATCTTCACTAATAAGAGTACCCTTTGTTTTCCATAATTCTGCCTCGTTAAAAGATTGTCTTTCGGTTTCTTTATAGTCATCTGGAAGACCAGATGATTCTCTTTTATTTCTAGGATATTTTAACGATAATAAAGAATCGTATGATTTCATAAATGTTTCAAATAATGAAATGTTTTTGCCACTTTCATTTAAATTATTTTCTGCCTTTAAAGTATTGGATTTATATGTATCAAAATAATTCACAGTTTGAATTGCTTTTCTACCTTTAGCAGTTGTTCCACCTTTGACAGTCATTTTTTGAGTAGAAACTGTTCCTCCTACTGAAAAGGATTGAATTTTTTCTAGGTCTTTCAAAGCATTATATCTTTCAACATTTTTTCCAGCATTAAATTCATCAGTTGTTGCAGACCAACTTTCTGGTTTACCTTTCTGCATAGCACCCATAACACCATCTCTTGGTGCCATTATCATTGGCAATCCTCCACTAGTAGCACCTGGAGTATTCATTGTAGTTGTTCCAGTTTCTGGATTATATGCAGGTGCAGGTGCAGTTATTTTTTGTTGTGCTTTTGCTTTTGCTGGTTTAATTGCGGCAGATTTTACTTCAGGATCTTTTAGTGCCTCACTATAACTTGGATATGTTTTTTTAGTTGTATTTGAATAATATTTACCATCTATCTCTGCTAACTCTTGATTAACTTTATCATTCTCATTAGAATTTTTATCTAAATTAAAAATATCAAAACTTAGAGATGATAAAAACTTATCTGTTTCTCCAATAAGTTTTCCTGCACTTCTGAGTGTATCAAGTCCCAATTGAAATGATCCACCAATCACTGGCAATAAAACTTTGGTTAAATCAAGTATTCCCTTCATTCCAACTACAACAATATCAAATACTTTTGAAATAGCTGGACCTATCCAAGGATTATCCTTAAAAAATTTCCCTACTGCAGTAAATGCTTTTTGCAGTCCCTTTAAAAGTTTTGGTAAATTATTAACCAAAACGCCAAGTACAAGTATTCCAAATACTTCTTTAAACTTATCAATTATACTTTTCGGTTTAGATAATAAAGTTGTAGCTATATTTTTTAATGCTGATTTTTGTGCACCAGTTTCTATTTTCTTCTCTTTTTTCTTAACTTTTGTTTTTCCAGAAATAATAAAATTAAATCTCTTTTCATCCTTCTTTATTTTAGTTACTTTTTTTCTTTTTGAAGAAATTAAAGACTTTATATTAAAAATATTAAATTTTAATTTTTTTACGCTCTTTGTACTTTCCATATTACACCAAGATACCTAAAGTTTCTGGAACTGTATAATTAAAATCATTATTTGAATCAAATGGTGATATAGAAGGAATTGGAGCCGCATCAGAATCTGTAACAGATGGTTTTGGTGTAGATTTTTTGGAAAGATCTAAAACTTTAGGAGCAAGATTAACAACATTAACAGATGGAGCACCAGAATTCTTTTCAATAACCAATGGACCCACAGTCATGGTTGTGGGAGAATTTTCGATGTTTTGTATATTTATTGTAGGTGTAGGTGTAGATATATTACTTTCAAGTTGTTTTTCGCTGTTATTAATAGGAAATGGTACAATTTCAACCGCCTGCAATGGTGTCTTGTTAGACATCTTATTTACACTTTGGGGTGTTGAAGAAATTTGGGGAGTAACTTTATTAGTATTTCTTAAACTTGAGGGAGAAGTAGGAGAAGAAGTATTTTTAGAATTGGATATTTTACCACTACTTCTCATTGTCGACATGGGAGAAGAAGTATTTTTAGAATTGGATATTTTACCACTTTTTATAGAAAGATCTGAACCAGTTTCGATACTTCTCATTGTCGACATGGGAGAAGAAGTATTTTTAGAATTGGATATTTTACCAATACTTGTAAGTGGTGATTTTCTAGATGATGATAGTCCTGGTGAACCGCCACCAGGTGGGTCCACAGGTTGTCTTCTACGTGCTTTACGCTTACGTTTTTCTATTTCTCTCTTTTCTTTATCAAATAATTCTGTAAATTCCGTAAGTAATTTACGAAATACTAAATTCATCTTTTCACTTTTTTTATTATTTTTATCTTGTATTATAGTTGATTCTGCAAACTGTCTCCACAATCTTCCTGCATTATCATTAATATCTTTCAAAAGTGGACGAAAAAGATTTGCTGATGATGTTTTTATAACTTCCTCACCTGGAGCAAGAAGTGCTTTTACAGTATCTTGAACTCCAGATCCAATTCCCCCTACAGTTCCTTTAATACGTTCAAAAATTGAACCACCTTCAGAATAACCTTTTGGTTTTGGATTATCTACAATGCCACCACGATTAAGTGGGACAGTACCACCTTGAGAAAAAGCACCCATTCCAGTTGGATCTCGACGTAACCCAAGAGGGTCATTATACATGTCAGGTATATTATCACCACCTGCATCTTTAATCCTAGTGCCTGATATTAATGCTTCAATATCTCCAGGTGTCATTTTCTTGTCGGTGGCACCTGCCGCTAGTGCTTCCCTCTTAGCATTATCGGCAGCAGCAATATTGTCAGATTTAAGTTTGCCCACCGCAGACATAGCAGATGCAATTTCTTTCATCCCTGCTTCGCCTATTATGGCACCTAAAATGGCACCAACAACTCTAGCGCCAAGAATAGGAATTGGTGCAAATGCTATTGCACCATATGTTGCACCAGCAGACGCTCCAGCTAGACCAGCTAGAGCTCTATCCATAGACTCACCAGTTGCCATATCAATAGCAAAACTAAGAGCAGGTGCCTTGATTGGTAAATTTTTAAAGAATTCTTTAAGTACTTTTTTACCACCTTGTTTTGCGACTTGATTGGATCCTTTACTAACATTAAAATTAAAAGGTTTAAGTTTACTTAGATTTCTAGTAAATGCATTTGATCCTTTACTAACATTAAAATTAAAAGGTTTAAGTTTACTTAGATTTCTAGTAAATGCATTTGATCCCCCAGTAACATTTCTCCTACCCTTAAAACCATTAAGAAGTGATCTAAGTCCTTTTCCAATTTTACCACCTTGTTTTGCGACACCTGTGGTAACTCTAGCACTGCCACCTGTACCCTTAAAACCATTAAAAAGTGATTTAAGTCCTTTTCCAATTTTAGATATTTTTTGAACTAATCTTAATATTTTGAAAGCACCAAAAACTACTAATAGTTCTTTCCAATAATCCCCCAAGAAATTAAAGAACTTTTCCAATTTTTCTTGGTTTTCTTTTTTAGATAACCAGTTGAAAGCAGTATTTAATACTATACCAGTTATTATTATTGAAAGAAAGTCTAATATTCTTTGAAATATACTTTTAGCTGGAGCGATTACAGTATTTAATGCCCTACCAATTAATGATTTACCACGACTTTCTATTTTTTTCTCTTTTTCAGAAATTTTATTTGCAGTTATTCTTTTCTTTGCTAATCTTAAATTCTCTTCTCTTTCCTTTATCCTCTCGTTATAATCTAAGGATAATTGTTCTCTAATTTCGTAAAGTAGTTTATTCGATTCTTTTAAAACATCAACTATATCTAAATTTGATTTGAAAGGTTTAATCGAGTTAAACGATTCTTTTGATTTATCAGTATCAGTATTTAATTTAGCAGATGTAAGTTTTGGTGCTACCTTATTGAAAGAAAAAGTACTTTTTTTAGCAGTTATACCAGATCCTAAAGCACCACGATTTAGAGGAGAATTTATGTTTCTTCTACCAATTTTAGGAAGAGATGGTGCTTTATAGACTTGATTAATTTCCACTTTGTTGTGCTTTTAAATTTTCTTCTTCAACATGCTGTTGTAAAAGTGAAACATAAATTTCCCTTTCAAAAGGAACCATATTTTCTAATTCTGTCAAGCTATATTTATGGTGTTGCATCAATGCAAAATTAACTCTGTAATATGACTCAAGATTGGTATGAGCCATACTTAGGTGAAAAAACTTGCTAATCCCTCAAGAACAACTTCGGAATCAACATTGGTATTTGGATTTGTGATATTAACAGTATGCATTAATTTTGGCATAGTCGCAAAAAAGTTTTCAATTTCCTTTAACTGCTTTGTATTCATTTGCTCCACAAAGTCTTTTAATTCTTTATGTGTACAATCTTTCGAAGACCAAGATTCTTCTTTATTATAAATCATATCGACACACGAAATGATCACATCCAAAGATTTGTCAACATTATCATCATTAGAATTATATTCAAAATTATTTTCAATAAATTGATCTAATGAAGGATACTTCATTTTCATTGAAAGTTCATCATCTAATCTAATAATTTGTTCATGCTCAGGATTTCTCTGAACTGAGATGCTATCAATATCAACTGTTGTTTTAACCTGCGTTTCTGCATCATCAGGACAAATAATATTTACTTCAACACTTTCACCAACAGATTTTGCTCTAACATTTAGGAAAATATATTCAATATCAAAAGTTGCTAAGTCTTTAATCTTAACACCTCTTGTACTAATACAATCACCCAATATTTGCACAATAGCACTAGTGATTTGCTTCATGTTTTCAGATTCTAATGCCATGATCAGAATCTTTTCTTCTCTAACAAGAAAAGGTCTATATTTAATTTTTTTACCAGTAGATGGAATTTCCATCTCATATAGTGGCGTACTAATCTTTGGTAAAGGCATAATTTTGTATACAACTCATTGTATTTTTATTTAGTATCAGTTATAGAATTAGAATCTTATGCTAAGCAGGAATATAGGATTTAGTGCGCACTAAATCCACTCCAAACAATTCAAAGGAGGGATCAATAGAAGAACCACCAGTAGAAGAACCACCAGTAGCAAAATTACTATTTGCACGTTCTCTTCGTACAATATATCTGTCATAATTTAATGTAACGGTTATTTTCATGATTTCAGATTCACCATAAGCAACAGGTATCGATGCTACAGATTTGGGAAATGCATTTATCAATTGATAAGATATATTTGGTCTATTGCCAGATTTGTAATCTGTTTCAAATTTTTTAATATAGATACCATCACACTTATAATAATCTGGATAATTATATCTTCTGTAATAACCTGTACTTGCAGATCCATTTGCCTGTTGTTGAGGTTTATAACCACCAGCACCACCAGAAATATAATCCATCCACAGTTCAAAAAATGTCAGAACTTCATATTTTCTATCAATATAAAAAGTAAAATCAATATCAGTGTTTATTCTAGTATGTGCAAATTCTTGCCCAACACCCACATAATTATCTTTTACTTCTGCAGTAGCATATGTAGATGCAGGTAATGTTGCATTAGTACAAAGTAGACCCAATTTATTACCAAAATCACCATTAAAATCAATAGAACCATACTGTGTTCCGTTTCTCATAAATGATGTAAACGACGTAGTGTTAGTGGGTTGTTTCCAACTATTAGTTATAAAAACTTGATATAAATTAGTTTTTGCCAAATTTAAAAATGTTGGCAACATGCTCATAGATACATCACTAATTGCTGGTACTGTCATTTCTAAATACTTACACGCACTATATTATAAAGTATTTAGATGGCATATAAAGGAAAATATAGACCTTCATATCCCAACAAATATAAAGGAAACCCAACAAATATAATTTATAGGTCACTATGGGAAAGAAAATTTATGGTTTTTTGTGATAAAAATAATAAAATTTTGGAATGGGGAAGTGAAGAACTTGCACTCCCATATAGATCACCATTAGATAATAGAATACATCGTTACTTTCCAGATTTTTATATTAAAGTTAAAGAAGGAAATGGTTATACCCAAAAATATTTAATTGAAATAAAACCCAAAAAACAAACTGTCGAACCCAAAATTAAAAAAAAGAAAACCAGAGGTTACATATACGAAGTTACTGAATGGGCAAAAAACCAAGCAAAATGGAAAGTTGCCCAAGATTTTTGTGAAGATAGACAATGGAAATTTAAAATTATTACCGAAGACGAATTAGGTATCTAATATGCCAAGAAAAACATTAAAACAAAGAAAAACAGAAAACACAGATACGGATTTTAATGTCAATCGTCTTAGATCAGTAACCAACAGTATTGTTGGTACTGAAGATCCAGATGATCTAATGATTGAAATAATGAGTGTTCTTAATGAAAGTGGAAAGATTCCTAATGAAGGAAAATACTATGTTTTTGTTTATAATCCAAAAACACCCAATATAAGATATGATCAAAATCCATTAGTTGCAGTTTCTGATGTTTTTTCTTGGGGGTTTAGAGGTATAAACTTTCATTGGGGAAAAATTAGACAGTATACATGGGAAGAAGTAGTAGGACAGGTATATGAAGTATACCAATCGGAAATAAAAGATTTACAAACAATACCTTTTGGTAAATTTCGTCTAAATAGTTAAAAAAATATAATGCCAGACGAATTTAGATATCCTTCAGATATGGATGTTGACAAAGAGACTGATTATTTCAGTATTAAATTATATAGATATGATCATCCAGATTTTAGTACGAGTTTCACTGTAAAAGGATTGACCGATCCTCCTAAATCAGCAACACTCGTAGATGGGTGGATACAACTACCGATGCCATCAAATATACAAGATTCCAATGCCGTATCTTGGGGTGAAAGTAAGCTGAATGATCTTACTGCTGCAGGAGTCGCAGCAGGAGGGGCGCTAATGGACATTGATTTTGCTAATCTCAAAGGTGAGAAAGCTAAGAATCTTAAAGATAAGTTTGAAAAGATTGGAACTTCATTAAGCATAGAAAATATACAGACTTTAGTAAAAACTCAATTATCTGCAGAAGCAGTAAACGTTCTTGGTGGTAATGTTACTCTAGATCAAATTCTAGCACGTAGTAGTGGTCAAATTGTAAATCAAAATAATAGATTATTATTCAATGGTGTTACTCTAAGAGAGTTTAATTTTTCATTTAAATTAACACCAAGAAATGAAAAGGATAAGGTTAGTATTGTAAATATAATTAGAAAACTTAAAATGCACATGAATGCTAGTAACAATACGGGCGATAGTATGTTTATTAAAACTCCTGGTTACTTTGATATTGAATATAGAAAGGGGAATGATCAACACCCATTTTTACCATCATTTAAAGAATGTGCTTTAAAAAATATGGCAGTTAATTATACTGGTGAAAATGTTTATGCAACTTATCATGATGGAACACCAATTTCTATGATTATGGATTTAACATTTCAAGAATTGGTACCAATTTATGCAGAAGATTATAATGACAAAATTGGTACCATAGGAGTAGGATACTAAAATGAGTTATTTCAGAGAACTACCAGACTTAGATTACCAATCACCATTAGTTGATAGAACATCATCACTAGAATTTGTCAGAGCTAAGAATCTGTTTAGAAGGGTGAAATTTCGTAGTGATTTTAAAAAAATTTATAATGCTTTTCAAAAATATACAATAATAGAAGATACTCGACCAGATCAGATTGCAAATCAATTATATAATGACTCCACTTTAGATTGGGTTGTCTTAATATCTGCTAATATACTAAATGTTAGAAATGAGTGGCCTTTATCAAATAGCAATCTTGAATCATATTCATATGAATTATATGGTGATAATTTAAATGATGTCAAATATTATGAAACTATTGAAGTAAAAGATGCTAAAGGAAGAATTATTCTTCCTGCTGGAGAAATTGTAGATAAAAACCACAAAATACCAAAACCAGTAACAGATACACTACCAACACAATCATACATTGAGTATTATAATGTAGATACTAATTCATATACAAGAGTTGAAAATATTACTATACCTGTGACTAATTTTGAATATGAAGTAATGAAAAATGATAAAAAAAGAGAAATTACAGTATTAAAATCTAGATACCTAGAGCAATTTTTAGATGAATTGAGACTATTGATGAAATATAAAAACTCACCACAATATGTGAATGATACTTTGATTAAAGCAGAAAATCTTAGAATTACTTCCCCATAAAAAAAGGGGGGAATATTCCCCCCCTCACAATATCAGTCTTCTGCCAGTTTAGCAAAGTAACTCAGCGTATCATCATCTTCTGTAGATGATTTGGTGATATCAGAACTGTTAAAATCACGACCATCACTCAAAGAATTAAGTTCTTCCCTCATAGATTGAGGCATAGATTCTGAAGAACCACGATTCTGTTGACGGAACTCTTCTTCTTCCTGAATAGATTCTTGATCTTGAAACTTAGGAGTTCCTTTATTACCAAGAACATAATTCATACGCTTTTTCAGTTCATCATAAGTTTTGAACTGATCATTTGCAACGAGTTCGGAAAGAGAATACTGCTTTTTCCAAATTCCTTCCATAGCATCATCATCATCTAGAAGGGCGCTGGAGCGGGCAAACTCGGATGAATCATAGTTACGATAACCAGCAACGTTCTTTGCCTTCAGCTTGAAGTTAGCGCCCTGCCAGAAGTCAAATGGATCGATTGCTTCCTCATCTTCAAACTCAGGTTGCATCGCAGTAGTGAGTTTATCAAAAATCTTTTTGCCAAACTTATACAGGAATACTTTTCCCTCGTTTTCAGGATTGGCAGGATCTTTTACAACGTAGATATTAGCAATATAAGTCAGTTTACGCTTCTGCTTACGTGCAAGTTCTTTCCCAGCATCAGTACCATTATTCCAAAGTATGGAATTGTACTCAGAAACAGGATCTTTCCGTCCCATTGTAGTCAAAGAGTTTTCAATATACCAACCACCAGGACCCTGGAAGGCATGGGAGTACAGTTTAACAAACGGAAGATCTTCACCATTTGGTGCAGGTAGGAAACGAACAACTGCATAACCGTTGCCACTTTTATCACATTCCAGTTTCCAGAGACGCTCATCTCCTGGATTGGAAGAATTGTTCATTTTTTCGACTTCCTTAACCAATTTAGCGGTCAGAGAGCCCAGTTTGGATTGCTTTTTAAGGTCTGCGAAAGACATTTAGATTACCTCGGATTTGGGGGATTTGGGGGGATTTGCTTTTTTATTATAACAAAAAAATGATCACTCGTCAAGATATTGGTTGAGTGATTCAACAGTTGCATTCATACTATCAAAAAGGGTATTCACATCAGTTTCTGGTGGAAAACCCATCATTGAAACTGATTTGCGTAGATTCTCTTTCATTTCAATCGCTTTAGGATCGTCTGAAAGAGATAGTCTAGTATACATTACCTGTTGCTTTTCTACCAAGTCTGTGAGGATTTGAATACGTTCCATCTGATCATCACGTGTCATTGCACTAAAAGACAACAAACTACCATACAATTTTTCTTGAAGATAATTTATTTCTTCAAGTTCTTTTTGAATAATTTCAGATTCAAAAAAGTTACTCATTTACTAGATCTCTCAAAATCTTTTTGAATTTGAACACATCAATATTTAGAAAGGGAGAATATTTTTGGAGTTTTAAACTTACGGTTTCCCATACAGGATCTTTCAGTTTCTTATCAAACTTCTTTCTGAATGAGAATATTCTATCATAGATTACAAAAGTTTCAAGACTTATGTCTCCACCAAGAAATCTTTTTAAGATTACTGGATGACCTTTCAAACAACTGAATAGATTCTCTAATTCGTTGTTCAAGAGTAATTCGTTGCTTTGTTCTTTGAACAAGTAAGTCAAACTCTGTTGCCTTTTTGTCCAATCTGCGTAAGTCCTTTCTCCAGAACTGATAATTTCTCCAATCCATAAGTTTTGTGGGTTGTCGGCGTATGCGAAATTAGATACAAGAAATTTTATAACTTCCTGATTAGAATACTTCCTAGAAGTTCGTTCGAAAAAATATTTATCCTTTCGCTTGTTAAAGGAAGACATTGTAGCACGGCATTTGCCACCATACTTAAAATAATCATACTTAGGGTTGGTAAAATGACTTTTCATTGAAAGATAAGTCTGATATACCTCAAAGGGCTTCACGGATGCGTTTCCTCCTCTCCTCTGTCGATAGACTTTCAATCCAGAACTTTCGGGACAATCTTGCTTCAGCATTACTCCATTGACGATGACATGGTTTACATAATAATTCACATTTCTGGTATTCTTTTTGTCGAAGACCAGTTTTGGTTGATGCTTCCTGAGTTTTCAAACTTGGGTCTATGTGATTAAACTCCAAGTTTTCAATAGTCCCACATCGAACACATTTACCACCCAGTTCTTTAAGAGCATTCTCTCGAAGAAACTGGTGTCTATCCCTTTCTTTCTGCTTAATACGATCCCCTTCTTGTAAATACCAAGCACGTTGACCGTCCTTAATATTTTTACGTGTTTCGGGGTTAGTCCTATACTTTTTAGCATAGTCTAATGCATCTTGTCTATTCTTATAGGGCATTAGGATTTTCAAACAAATACATAATTATTTAGAAAAACCTATATTTCAAATGGGGTCACTTTCATCACTCTCTTCAGTCTCAAATTCTGTAATAGCATCAATAGGAACTTCTGCACCTCCTATACGATACCAAGGAACCATCTCACCAGATATATAACTAAGTCGTTCCCCAATATATTCAAAATCAGGCATATTATAATCTCTTAAAACAGCCTGAAGACGATAATGTAATAATTCAGTTTGTGTGGGCATTAGATTGGAAGTCTTGCTCTCGATGTTTTCTTCATAAAATTAAGTCTCGTAGCATCCCACTTCAGTTTTTCTTTCAGTGGTTTTGATATAAGTTTTGTAACTGAGTCTACCTCAATATTATTAGATTCGCAATAAAAACATATTGCATCAATATAATTCATTTTCTCTTCTACAACAATCTTTTCGATTTCTAATGCAAATTTAGATGGTGTTAGAAATTTACTTTCTAACACATTTTTTAAGTCTTTATTCGGTTCCATAGAGTTCCAATTTATCTCTAACAAACTTTCTAATATATTCGGTAAGAAGTTTGATGTACTTTGATTTGTTTCGTTCTTCGTAGACAACACATTCTCCATTTTCACAAGCCATAATGATTACAAATTTTTTAACTGGAATACCAGTCATTTCATACAACATACATGCATATGCAGCACATTGTACAAAATAGTTTTCGATCCACTCTCGTGGTTTCGGTTTTTTCGAAGTCTTAAAGTCAATTATTGCTAATTCACCCTCGTATTCTGCAATACAATCGACGGTTCCAGCAATACCCAACTGCTTACTATATAGGGAGGTTTCAAGAGCATGAATATTATTAATATTCTTTAAGGTTCCCTTGGAAATCTTAAATAAGAACTCAGAAATAGGAGGAACTTTTGGTAACTCTATATTCTTCAGGTGACACTCAGTGAGAGTGTGCATATCAGTTCCACGACGTGTTGCAGCCTTTGTGATTCGATTTGCTTCCTCATCACCAACTCTTTTTCTCCATTTTACAAAAATCTCCTTATTATAATGACTAATCACCGAAGTAATAGAAATTAGTTTTAAGAGTTCTTCTTCATCAGGGACAGAATAATATCTGACCCCATCAATAGTCTCCCTCTCAAGTTGAGGAAGATTTAAATCAACATGATTAAAAGTCATTTTCCACTCATAAATTAGTTTCTTGTTTTGCTAAAAGATATTCTTTCACCAGACCAGATCTTACAATATCATCCATATCAAACTCAACTAGATCAACAGAAGGCATAGATTGTAGGATTTTTATAAAATCAAAAATACCATTTCTATCATTTGTTTTACTCAAATCTGATTGGGTAGCATCACCACAGAACATAATTTTAGAATTTTCACCAATACGTGTGATTATACTATCAAGTTCGTGGAAAGTTAAATTTTGGAATTCATCAACAATAATAATTGCATTATCAAGAGTAGTTCCGCGAAGAAAAGAAGTACTCCAAAACTTTATTGTTCCTTGCGATTTAAGATTGCCATAAAGCATTTCAAAATCTGCATCACTAGGCATCTGGAACATATATTTTACCATATTTTTATATGGAATTTGATATATATCTGCCTTATCTTCATGTGTACCAGGCAAAAAACCAATTTCTCTAGTTGCAACTAATGATCTAACTAGATAAATTTTCTCAAAAGGACTGTTTTCATCCAATACATTCTTGAGAGCATTATAAAGAGTTATAAAAGTTTTGCCAGTTCCAGCACAACCATAAGCAACTAGATGTTTATCTTCTTTATATGAATCAAAAAACTTTTTTTGATTATCACTGATAGGTTCAATATCAATAAGATATTCTGATCCCAATGGTTTTCTGCGTTTTATCTGCTTTGCAGTGAGTCCAACACCAATAGGTTGCTCTGCAGATCCTCTTTTTCTTCTTGCCATAATAGAATACTAAATTTTTTTTACATTTGCACCAGGCATTGATGCTGCTTTTCCAAGCACATCATTCCATCCTGGATTTTTAGCAACTAACTTATTTTGCCAATCACCAACCTCCCCTGGTTGAGGGCAAGTAGATGGATCTGACCAATCCCGTTTCCACTCAGAATTGTCATTACACCATTGTGGCCAATCATGGACACTCATAATAACTTCTTTTTGTTCACCAGTTTTTTTATGAACTATAGGATATGTTGCCATTGTTATAAATTCAATATAGAATATTTATTATGCCCAATCAAGTGCTTCGGATACAGTAGGGAACTGCTCTATGAATACCTTCTTCGCACCTTCTGCAACCTGCATATGCTCCTTCTGAGTGCCGTTAGCAGTCCTCAGAGTTATGTAATGAATCCAAGAACGACATGATCCTGTCATGTAGATTTTTGTGCCTACACATAATGGAAGCACATTTCTTGCACATTCCTTTGCCACACCACGATCAAGCATCTGCTTATACAGTGACATGGCGGAATCAAACAGAGTGGCCATCTGTTTCTCTAGAATCTGAACCTCAAAAGAATCTAGATCGTCAATAGAGTTTTGACGATTCTTGGTGTCCTGTCTTCTCAATTCTGGAAGGGGTATCTTGTCACCAAGTAAAGAACTATCAGCATAACGTTGAGAAAATTCTTGATAAGTAAACGACCGATGTCTCAAAATTTGAGCTGCAATAGCACGAGTGGTCTCAATCTCCAAAGTCATAGTGGATTGCTCAAACACAGACCAGTGATTATGCTTGATGCAATACCGTAAAAGACCAGCATACTTATCATTCTCCTGGTTGTTAGGATTAGAAACTCTGGCAATATATGCCATAGTCTGCTCTGCATCAGGTGTTACACTAATAAATTTTACAGTCATTTACCAAATCCTTTGTAATTTTGCTTTTCAATTTCCGAGATTTGTTCTTTAATAATAGAAAGTTCTTTTTTTATTTCCTTTACCTTTTCTTCGTCATAAAGGTGATCTTGCTTAATAAGTCTTTCAAGCAATTTCACAAGACGTTTAGATTTTACTGTATCAGTCATCATCATCCTCAAAAACTTCGTCATAATCTAGAATATAATCAGAAGGTAGATCATCAAAATTTTCTTGCTTTGTAGTATTCACATCAACATCAGATAAAACTTCTGCCTTTAGGGAATCAATAAGCAATTCAAGATTTCGAACAATTAGTTTTAACTTTTCTCTATCCATAAATTATTTCCAATATTAAAAATTATAGCACAAAAAAAGGGGATGATCAATCCCCCAAAATCTCTATATGTTAATACTAGTCCAGTATTTTTCGGCAAATACGTTTACATGTTACTTGTTTTTCATCACACTCAATTAAACAATCAAAATAATCATTTATTAAATCTAGTTCCTCGGTACATTTATCTAGTGTATGCTCAAAGTGTTTCCATTCCGATAATTGGTTGCGAGAAATGATATTGTGCATATCAACTCCTTATAATTTTATACATTGCAAAAATGACAAAACGTTTTGTTCTCAGATCATTGATGAACTCCATAATTCTATCATTATATATGCAATTTGTGTATAAATGCACACATTCTAGTAATAAAAATTTATGCCTATGTAGTTATGCTTAAAATTACTCTTGAGAAATGTTTTTAAGATAGTCCTTCTCTTTTTGATATGGAACTATCTCACCAGTATAGTGTTTCCATCCTTCTTGAATATCAGGAACTAACCGTTGGTCAACACGATAACAATATTTCCAGTTCACAGGTTGTATACAATTCATCACAACTACCGTCCAGAATGATATAAAATAATTGAAAATTGTATACATTATTCTTCCTTGTGTCACAAAAAAAGAGAGGATTAATCCTCTCTTTTACAGTAAGTTAATCACTTAGTATAGAGTTTACCACGATAACAAAATGTACCATGGGTCTCATTCGATTCTACACAACTAGTATCATATTCAACACCACGATATGTGGTAGCATGAATTTGAGCGTCGTGTAGTGCAGATGCTTTATTGATCTGCGTTTTGATCATTTGAAGTGTATTCATGTTGTTACTCCTGAAAGTAGAGGGTTTTTAATTCCCCGTTCCTTCAGTCGTTTGCGTCCTCTATTCCAACTCTAAAACAAGCTGGATCTGTTACTTCCATAAACCGAAAAATAAAGTCCAACCTCTCAGAAGAACTAAGAAGTTCTGACTTATAAACTCCTTTTGCCAACCAGTCATAGTCTTGACAAGACAGTTGTGGTTGTGCTGCGAACAGCATCAAAGATAGTAACATAGGATCAACGCTCCGTTGCGCGACTTACTTGCGTCCTCCTTACGGGGGATGAACGACAGGTCTATTATAGACCATTACTCCTATTTAGTCAAGTACTTTTGTATAATGTGATACATTTTTATAAAATCTTAGGGAGTAAAAAAATTCTGGGAATATTTTTACCACTTATTGGGAAATCACTTTCGCTTTTTCTTTTCATTGGGTGCTTTATACCCCCAGAGTTTTGGATTCACTGTACCATATCCAAAATCAATACTTTGTATTGATCCCTTACCGTACTTATCATAATACATGTCAAAAAGTTTAGATATTTTACTACATCTCGTAAGATCAACATGTTGAACACCATCAACAGTGTATCGAATTAATCTTGCATCATTTGGCCAAGAGGAATCTTTAACTTGATCCAATGTTGCTTTTTCGACTAAAATACTACAACCGTACTTAGCTGCGGAATTTTCTTTTTCTTCTTTAGTCCATTCCACAAGTGACTCTCCCATCTCCGTAGATTTTACTTCATCATATGTCTCATTCATGAACGATTCCCCCACTTAATATCAGGATATGCTGTAGAAACAATATCTTTAGTGATATTGTATTTTGTTTGTAACTTTTTATCTTTTATCAAAACTAAAATTTCTGCTTCTAAAGGATGTAAACCTCTAAGTATATCAATAAAAAGAGTTTCTCTACGTGTAGAAGTCAATCCAGGATTTCCATTACGAAGAAAGTTGTAAAACTTACGAAATTCTGCACGAATAGTTGTTTGTCCTTGATCATTCATACCAAGAGAATTGGTACCAAGTTCTTCCATTTTTTGAACTGCATCAGCAATTTTACCACTCATATCACCACTAAAAGCGTGTTGTTCACCATTAGTAGCATATGGAACAGGTCCTTCTGGAAGAAGACTTACCACACTCTCATCAAAGTTCCAAATAAAAACTGCTTTAAGAGAATTTTCTCCATATTTTTGAAGAATCTCAATTTTTTTAGACTTACTACGTTGCTTAGAAACTAATTGTAAAACTTCAAAAGCAAAAGGATTGTTTGCAAGTTCTTGAACAGGTTTAGGTGCTGCTTTTTTTCTAGTCGTCGTCTTCTGATTGGTTGTCGTCATGATAGTTTTCAAAATTAAATGCAATTACCTCATCGGGCATTAGGTTCCCGTTACCATCAAACATTTCGGGGTGAGGTATTGGTACTTCCCGATAGTTCATCATATATTCTCTAATGGTCCATCCAACAACAGTTCCCAATATAAAAAACAGAATAGTCAAAAATGATCCAAAAACTAAACTAACTGCTAACATTGTCTTTACCTCTTAGGAAACTATTTTTCTTTTTTCTTTATATTTAAAGAAATCTCAAAATAAAAGTTAATTTCTCTTTTACGAAAATTTAATATTTTATTGGTAATAAAGTGTAGAATGTTGGATTTTTTCTTTTTACCTCCACGTAAAACTAATTCAACTTGTCTATTAATAGGAATCTTAGAATTATTTATATTATTATTAGACAATTTGTTTTTCTTTTAAAAATTTAATTGTATCTATGCATCCACCCAAGTATTCATCATCACAAATTACTTGAGGAAAAGTTGATCCTTTTCCAAATTTAGAAATAAAATCATCTCTAGTAAAGTCTTTTCCTAATGTAAGTTCTTCATATGCATTACCTGTCAATTGTAGCACTTGTTTAACTTTATAGCAATACTTACAGTCTTCTTTGGTAAAAATAGTAAACAAAATTAAAATACCTCCTTAAATTTAAACACCATCCTCATGCCAACATTCATTGTAACCATTTTTTTGGTCTTCATATGGATATGACATAAGATCTTTTTTAGGCCACTTTAAATCAATACCTTCTTTAGGGAATGATTTAAATAATCTTTTTATTAAATTACTACTAATTTCATAGGTTTCATCCCACTGCTGACAGTTATCATATAGATACTTATCTTGTTGAATGAGCATAATTTTGACTCGATCATCAAAGTTAGAACAATAATGTGCACCAATATATGTTTCAGATCTGGTAAAATATGGATAATATTTCCACAAATCATTCTTTGTTATTTTGACTAAGTTTGTAATGTTATACGATTTTAATGGTATGTCAAACAACGTATATAGATCTGTAGTCTTTGCCCAAAAAAGATGATCTCTCGGATGAAATAATAAATGTGGATATAAACCTGGAACAAATATACGATCTTGTTCCCTATTTTCTACAAAGAATTCATACATATTGAGCATACTATTACGATCATATAGTTGATCTGTACGCATTTTTATAGAGTACTCTGTTGTAGATTTTTTTATTCCATTAATCGAACTACATATTTGAAGATTGACATTATCATCCCCAACAATTTCAGGTTTTTGATTTGCTACTAGTACAAATCTATCTACATACTTATCAATAAGATTGCTAAGTAGTGATAGGTTGTCAGTGTTCCAACAGGAAAGTATTATATTATTCACAAAAGGAATATCAAAATAACTCTCTATAATTTCATTAGTAAATTCATCATATTTTCCTTGCAGAATAATATCAAGTTTTTCGTAGTCATTGTTATTCCGCATAACTACTTTTTTTCGCGTTCAATATCATAATGTTTTAAATTATCAACGATAAGATTATGATAGTATGGTGTGAGATTATTATGGTCAATAAGATCTAAGAACAATTCCTTAGATTCTTCAACTTTACCCCAATACCATCCAGAAGATGCTTTCTCAAAAAGTAATCCAAGTTTACCAGGATATTCAACATCTTGAGTTGTTTCTGGTGAATCAAAATCTGATATACTCAATCCTTGAGATGAAATTTGATAACAGTGATTCCATTGAGATCTTTTCTCATAAAATCTAGCAAGTAAAAAATATGCTTCTGGTCTGGTTGGTTTTATGCATAGTGCTTGCTGCAATAAGGATTCTGCAGTACCATCTCGGGTTCCTTGTTTATCGTAACAATGATGGCATTTAATTAATGCCTCGTATTGCATATCATCACTATCAAACCTTTCAGCAGACCTTAAGAAATAAGATAAAGCTGGTGCAGTATGCCCTCGGCTTTCATACCAAATTCCTAGGTTGTAGTTCTTTTGTGCATTCTCACAATCTAATGAATATTCATACAACAATCTTTCAAGTTCAGTCTTTTCTCTCACAACAATTTCTTGATTTGCAACTACATCATGCACTTGATGTTGATTTGCGAGAGATTCGTCAGTAGAAAATAAACTATTTAAAGATACATTATTATTACTCCACCACTCAGTTACATAGTCATATGTTTCTTTATGATGACATTTATTTTTAGATTTTAATTCATCTACATGACCATAAAATGTTGATGGGTGATCTTGATCTTCAACAAACAAATTTGTGGAATATACTTTACCAAGACCATAGAAAATTACATTTTCTGGCATGGGATAAAAATTGGCATGTGGAATATTAAGATTAAATGATTGACCATCACAGTAGTGATCAATTAACTTTTTAGCATATCCCCTGGTTAAAATATATGCAGTTACAGACCAATCATACATAGACCTATCACGCAGTTTTACCTCTTCCTGCCCATCTCTAACACAGCAAAGTTGTACACATTCAGCATCTTCTGGTAGTTTTTGAATAAATTCAACCCAAGAAAAATTCCAATACTTAACTGTCTCAAGACTTAAATCATCTTCACAAAAGAATGCATATTCTTCATCAGTTTCATCATACCATTTTCTAATCATTTTGATGTGAGATACTACACACCCCTTTGTACCATCATCTAATGCATGTAGTTGCTCACCATATATTTGGTCTGCACATTCAGAAAATCTTTTTGATACCAAACCAATAGTTTTTTCAATTCCACAACTAAAAAATTGTTTATTTAAACTATTTCTTCTTTCTACACTCTCTTCTAAACTTACATAATATACGCTAGGAAAATTTAATAACTTAATTTTATTTGGTATATTTTTACTTTGATTCAATTTAAATGACATTTTTTTCCAATTGTTAAGAACGATGTTGTGAGAATTGTGATGATGAGCATTGATGTTATCATCCTCTCCTTCAATTTGATATGATGCTTTAAATGTTGTGTCTTCTAGAAATAATGGAATTGAATATACTTCTTCACTTAGTCCAAAAATGATAGTTTCAATAATAGGAATAATAGCCCAATCGGGTCTATGTTCTATATCATGGCATTTAGCATCAAGATGAAATACCTCATCATAATAGTATGTATCAATTAATTTTTGTGCATATTTCCTGCTAATTAAATATGCACATCCAGACCAATCACTCCAATCTCTAGTTTTGAATACTATATCCAAACCATATTCATATTCTCGCAATAAACATAGTTGAACACATTCCCACTGTGGAGGTAATGAATTAAAGAACTCATCCCAGGTAAAATCCCAATACTTCACAGTATCTAAACATATATCATCTTCACAAAAGAATGCATATTCTTCATCAGTGGAATTCAACCAACTTTTAATTGCTTTCAGATGTGAAGTTACTGGTCCTCTACTACCAATACTTAGTCTATGCAAATATTCACTTCGAATATCATGCTCACTATCATCATACTTTTTAAAAATATGAGGAGTTATATGTTCTTTCAGTATACCATACTCTTCAAATTTTTCATATAAATTTTTTCTTCTATCTTCAGAATGTTCAACACTAATAAAATTAACTGGTGGAAGATTATTTAAGTTATTTTCCACATGTTTATCATTCATCGATGCCAAATAATATCTTTCACTCTCATTAGTGACATTCCATACAGTTTTCGATTTAATATATGGTTGCGTAACTTCATCTATTTTAGATCCATTTATTTGATTATGCTTCATAGCCAGAAGATAATCAGTTTCCCATTCTAAATTCCCACCACTATAAGAAGAAGAAAGATTATATTTTATAGATTCACGTATTTCTTTTTGTTCATGTGTTGAACTAAAATTTTCAACTCTTTTACGATCAGAATGTGGTAAATGTATTAGATAGTAGTCATAGTCTATTTTTTTATGCTCTAACCCATATAGTTCAAGTCTTTTATAAAGTTCATCATCTTCAAAAGAATAAAATTCTGAAAACGATTCATTATAACCACCAACTTCAATAAAATTCTTTTTGGAGATGTAAAGAAGACCTGTCAAATATCGATAATATGAACAATACGATCTAAAATAATCTTGTTGTTCATCAACGGTCAACTTCGACTTATCATATACATAAAGTCCTTGTGCTTCATCATAAAATTCTTTATTTACTATAGATGATGTCCCACTAACAAATGAATTCTCATCAATTTTATACTTATCAAAGAAAGAAAAATATGGATTGATTATATAATCACAATCAACTTTTAATATATAATCTCCAGTTGCTTGTTGAGCTGCCAGATTTAATGGTTGTGGTTGATTAAAATACTCAACATCATCTACACGAATAATTTTAATTCTTTCGTCTAATTGAGTTAGATTTTTTAATGGTTCGTCGGATTTCCAATCAACAATAATAATCTCAGTTATTTCAGAATGACTTATCCAAGAATTTAATGATACTCTCAGTGCTTCATTACGATTTTTACAAGCACATATTAATGAAATGGTCATCTTATAGGTTCTCCAGTTTCGTAACAATTTGGTTCTGTATAAGCATTTGAATTTTCACATAATGCGTACTCATATCCATATTTTATATAAAGATCTGTATGTCCAGGAACTAATAAAGTTCCACCATTAGGACCAGTATACCATCGTGTAGTATCCTCCGCAACTCTTACTGTAAATTGAACTCTTTTAAATTGTTTTATTTTTTCTGAATACCCAATTCTGCCAAAATATCTGACATAAGATCGTTCTATATTCAAATGATGTGGACAATTTTTAAAATCTTCAATTACATCATTCGTATTAATATAGTTTTGAACAATACCAAGAACAAGATCAACATCCGAAGAAGGAAAAATATGGTGTCTATCTGTCATTCCACCATACCCTTCCCCAAAAGGAATCCAAAAATGATCATTATCTAATAATGGATGCTGATCATAATAAAAATAATCTGATCTTGTAATTATAATTCTATCATAACTTATTAATATATCACGTTTATTTTTCAAAATCCAATCTCTAAGAGCTAGAGTAATTGCACTAGAACCTTTTGATTTATATAACCCAGAAAATCCATTGTCTCCACATAGAGAAAAAACTTTTTTCCATATCCCGTTTTCTCCATAATTTTCTACATAATAATCTGCCCATTCGTCATATTCAGGTAATTCCCAAATATACTTTGATTTTGAATATAATGACTCTATTTTATTCTCATTATACCCAAAACAAACTGCAAGATCTGCATTATATGGAACTAGTAAATTTTCATACATACTATTCCAAGTTTTTTCACCACCTCTAGCATTGCCAATTAATATAACTAATGTTTTTTTCATAAAATGTTTTTGTAATAATTACACTTATCTGTACAGATACCTTTTGTAGATAATATTCTATCATATCTTTCCTCGTATTTATTATAATATCCAATAGACTCTGGCAATACAATAATAGAGTTATTATACGGAAATTGACCTACTAAGACCATACCATATCCCTTACTAGTTAATACATACGCATCCGTATCATGATAAAAATAATGCAAATTAAAATCTACAGAAGAACAATACTCTAATGATTCGCGATCTTTACAATGAATCCAAAGTTTTTCTTGATTTCTTTGTAACCATTCCAAATTTACAGGATACTGTGGATTATCATGTCCAAGATATAATTCACCATTTTTTGATCGCAAATCAACTTCGACATCATAACCCAATTTTAATGCTTCATCAATGTAGTCTGGACTATTTTCCCTTTCAGGATTAGGACCATCTACATTTCCCCTATGAGCAATAATGTACATATCAAAACTCTAAAACCCACTCAGGAAGAGAACCACCACCAGTCTCATATCCCCATTTGTCAATAGCAGCACGGAATTCTACACCAGGAGTCTTATCAATTGCTTGTCGCATCGCTAGAGCACCAGACAGAGTGCCTCCAGGGTGTCCATGAACTGCTCCACCACAGTTTGCCAGGAAGTCAGTTCCAAATTTTTCAGCAGTGGTGTTGACAATTCCTGGATGCATACCACAACTGAGTGCGGGTAAAACATTTCTGTGATGTAAAGTATCCATCACAGTTTTCAGTTCTACCTCATCATCACTCAAGTATCCACCCCACATACCAGCATGGATGGTATCAACTCCACACAGACCTGCAAGGTCACAAAGAACACTCCAATCAATACCAAAGTTGTGACGCTTATCAGTCAGAATCTTATCTCCACTCTTTTGATAGTGAACAAATAATGGCAGATCCATCTTCCTCACAGAATTGTAGACACCAAGTCCACTCCAGAAATTAATATGGATACCATTACCACCATTATCTGCAACAAACTTTGCACGATCAAGGATAGTATGATGGTCACCGTTAATACAGAAGCAGTAAATTACTCCCCTACCACAGTCATTGACAAGATTTGAAATAAGTTCTACACGATCTTCAAGGCGACAAAAAGATGGATTGGAAAGAATCTCATCTTCTTTAATAAAGTCTACTCCACCATCAAGAAGTTCTTTAACCATCTCCGAAAGAGTTTGTGGAGAAATTCCAGTTTTTGGTTTCACAATAGCACCAGAAAGTGGTTTATCGTAACGGTTAACAAACCTGCGGATACCATCAATACCATACTTAGGTCCCAAGAACTGTGCTTCAACATCAACAGGAAAATCAAGTTTCCTAAGTCTACATGTTTTAAAGACATCAATATCAAGATGTCCACCCATCAACTGACACATCAGGTGAGAAATGCCATCACCTTCCCAATCAGTATTCACTTTAGGAAAACCAATTTTTACTTCTCCAGAAGTCATATTAGTTAGTTTTTCCTCATCATCATAAATGACACAAGATGCAAGTTCAAAAAGTTCATCAGTTTCCCAACGATTACGAACTTTTGGATTACCCACACTTTGTCCAATTGCAAGTGCCCAAGCGGCATCTCGTAAGTTACCTATATTTTCATATGTTTCAATGTAAAATGTAGCAACAACACAACGATTTTTTTCTTGTTCTGTTAATTCTCTAAAAAATTTCATACTTTAACCTCAAATTTGTCTGTTGATATAGATGGTGTTTTTACACAGACCACTATACAGTCTTCCAAAAATACTGGATCTGCAACTTCATATCTATCTAATATGAATACATCACCACTGTTTATTTCTTTATTTTGAATTACCATTTTTCCAGAAACTAGAACATTATATTCTACACCTTTTTTATGATAATGTGCAATCCACTTTTCATCTTTTTTATGATTTAAAACTGCCACTTCAAAATCTTTTGTTCTAAAAATAGAGGGTTCAAAATCACCAATGATCCACCCTCTAGTATAATCAGAAAGTTTAGTAATGTTCATATTTCATAAGAAAGGAATCTAAGTCTTCTGGAACTCCAACAGGATTATGTTGCCAATTTGGTATATGATGAATACCAACTTTCAAACCATTTTTTATCATGTGATTATATGAAGGACCAACATAGAATTCACCATTAGGAGCTCTATCATCACATTCTATCATACTCTCAGTACTTTGTACATAATACTTTCCCTTTCTCCAATAATGAATACCATTTAAAGAAATGTCACTCAACACCTCCTTCTCCTTTATCATTTTAACAAAACCATTTTTGTCAATTTTGGCATAACTATTTTTGGGAGTAGTTGTACTATAAGTTACAACAACACCATCATACTTATAATACCTTGCAGTTGTCAAGAAAAGATTTGGATCCCACCACATAATCTGATCACAGTTTGCAATAATAAGTTCATCTTCATTATTAATATAATCTTTGAATAAAAGACAACTGGATGCAGGACCTTCAGTTGTTTCTTCTACACTGATTATTTTTGCATCGGGAAGAATGTTGTGAAGTAATGTGCAAACCTGATCATAATAACTATCCTTTCTGATTACAAAATGATATACCCCAATTAATCCAAGAGACTCAATAACTCTTTGAATCATTGGAGTACCATGTATATCAATTAAAGGTTTTGGTATTTTGTAAGTATCTCTAGGAAATCTAGTTCCTTCACCCGCCATTGGTATTAAAATATTCATTCACTTTACCTCAATAAACTTATTGTATCTCTTTTTTCTAGCAAATCCAATTCCCCAATCTTGAGGACATGCATTTTCAATAACATCCCATCTAGTTTTATCCAAATTATTAATAAATTTATTTGGACCTGGATGACATGTTGTGTCATGTAGACCAACTATTCCATTTGGTGCTAACAATTTAGTATATTCCCAATCAGACAATACTTGATTAATACTATGCCATCCATCAATAAAAATGAAATCAAATTTTTTAATTCCCCAAAACTCATTGAACATATTCATATTTTCATCAATATATAAACTATTATTTTGAATAGTATGAATATTATTATCTGGATCCCTTATAAAAGACCTGT